ATGAGCGATGGCATCCTGCTCGCACGCGAGTACCGCCGCCTGTCCGACAAGAAGGGCGGCACCTCCCTGGAGGACCAGGGGGAGGACAACAAGGCCGCGGCCGACGAGAACGATTGGGACCTGGGTGAGCCGTACATTGACGACGGCCTCAGCGCTAGCCGGTACGCCAGGAAGCGCCGCGATGACTTCGACCAGCTGGTGGCTGACCTGGAGTCTGGCCCGACCGGCCGTGAAAGCCGCTTCGGCGCCGACATCCTGATGCTCTGGGAGTCCTCCCGGGGCTCACGGCGCGTGGGGGAGTGGGTCAGCTTCATTGAGCTCTGCGAGACCAAGCGTGTCCGGATCTGGGTGACGACCCATGAGCGTCTCTACGACCCCGCCAACGGCCGGGACCGTAAAGCCCTCATCGATGACGCGGTGGACTCCGAATACGAGTCCTACAAGACCCACCGCCGCGTCTCGCGGACCGCCCCGCGCGAGGCTCGAAGGGGCCGTCCTCATGGCAAGGCCCCGTACGGCCTCATGCCCGTTTACGACGTCGCCACGGGCAAGCTGATCACCTGGACTGCGGACCCCGACCGAGCACACGTGATCCAGGAATTGTTCGAGCGCCTGGAGGAGGGCCACTCCTTCGCTGCCATCGAACGGGCGTTCCTACTGGCGGGCTACCTCAACAAGTCTGGGCGCCCGTTCACGCACGGGCACCTGCGACGGCTGGCGGTGACCCACGCGTACGCGGGCCTGCGGTACTACAAGGGCACGGTCTATGAGGGCACGTGGGATGGGATCGTCCCTCGACCGCGCTTCTGGAATGTGTACCGCCTCGTCACCGACTCCTCTCGGATCACCACTTCAAGAACCGCTGCCGCCCACGCACTGACGGCCGGCCTGTGGTGCGGTCGGTGCGACACCCTCCTGTCCTTCCGTATGGAGAAGGAACGGAAGCCCGTCTATCGGTGCAAGCAGTGCGGGATCAAGATCCAGCGGGCGCCGGTTGACGAACTGATCATCGGCAAGCCGAAGGATCTGGGCATCCTGCTGGCGTATCTCGCCCGAGACGACATCTACGATGTGCTGCGCGCACCTGGCAGTGATGACGCTGCGGTGCGGGAAGTGCGGGACGACCTGGCGCGACTCCGCGCCGAGCGGGACGAACTACGCAATGCCACGGGGGCGACGCTGGCCGAGGTGCGGCTGCTGGCCAACAGCCTCCAGGTCAAGGAAGCGGAGGTGTCAGCCCTCGAGGCCCGAGAGCGGGAACTGACCGTGCCTGCCTCGGTCCTGAGTATCGTTCAGCCTGGACTCGATGTCTGGCAGTCATGGCGTGACGCGCCGATCGGCGCGCGCCGCGCCACTGTCCGGCTCATCATGTCCCCCCGCTACCTCGGCCGCGCCTGCATCCTGCCTAGCCCCCGTCCCGGCAGAAATCAGGTCGTGGCTGAACGCCTTGAGTGGCGTCACACGAACGTCCCATCACCGGTTCCGCGCTGGACGTGATCTATCCGTGCGGGAGGCAGGCGGCGCACCCCTGACAACGCCCCGAGTCGCGGACGGCCGCGGTGCTGCGCGGGGCCGGAACTCAAGCATTCGAAGATGCGCCTTGGCGCGCACCTCAACGGCCTCGCTCGCCTGCTGTTGACCACCTGGTGGGTCGTCACACCGTGGCGACTGGGCGACCTGCTGGCGGAACGCCTCCACGCCGTTGAGGACTACGCTGACTGCTGTATCGATTCTGCGTTGCTGCTCGAGCTTGCTTTGTATGGCATAAAGCCTAATCACGAGCATTGTCGCGATCGCCAGCAGAGCGCCGCCAGCGATAGCTGCGACAACTTGGCCCGTAGTGGCCACCCCGCACCTCCCTAATCCGTGTATCAGGCATATGTGAGGGTGGTGACCACTCTTCGTAAAACATGCGTATTCGTGTGTAACTCTGCACTCATCGTGACCTGAATGTGACTATCCGGCGCGGTGTCGCGTCCCGGCCTGCGACGGTTCATCCTCCTTTGCGGGTTGGTTCGACCGCTCTATGTTCAGCCGCACCTGCCGCCATGCCTCGTCGGCCTCCTCTGGTGACAGGCCCAACTCTCGGACTGTCGCGCCGAGAAGTCGGCTGGCGAGTTCCAGTTCCTGGAGCTGTCTGGGTCCGGCCTCGGTGGATGCGTCCGGCCGAGTCTGCGCCTCGGTGGCCTCTGGAGGTATCGACTCCGGGTTGAGGGGTGTCGGCTCACCCCCGTTAAGGATCGCCTGCACCGAACCGGGAGCCCACAGCAGGGCCTTCTCGAGCTTCCGGTGGGTTGTGGGGCGGACCTTCGCGCCATTGCGGATGGCGATCAGTGTCTGGTCGGAAAATCCGGCTGTTCGGGCGACTTCTGCATACTGCAGCCCGAGGTCCGCGATGCGCCGCTCCGTGTGTGCGGCCAGTCGCGCCAGGTCCTCTGGGGTGGGGGCATTCGCCATTCGGCGAGGGTACATCCGGATTCCAATCCGTTCCAAGGCTGCCCGACCTTTGCCTACCTGCAGGAATGGGGGCGCCGCGCTCACCAACTCTTGCCTGAGTTGCAGAGAGTATTCCAAAGTTACCGACAAGTAGGTATTGTGGTCCCTGAACTTTGGAGTACTTTGGTGTCCATGTTGAGCCAAAGGATCTCAGGGGCAAAGCTTCGGCGTCTCCGTGAGCGCCAGTGCCTCAAGGTCGCCGATGTGGCAGAGGCCGCTGGGTGCTCGCGCTGGCACATCTACAAGATCGAACAGGGCAGTGCGCAGCCCTCGCCGCAGCTCTACGCCGCGCTGAAAGCGGCCCTCAAGGTCGAGGACGGCGACCTGACCGAGACGCCCACCGGGAGTCCGGTGTGACGGCCGAGGAACGGCGCGCCTACATCCGCCGGATCGTCGACGCCGCACCGCCGCTGTCCGCTGAGGACGCCGATGCGCTGCGCGTCCTGCTCCCGCTGGGTGCACGAGTCGCTGCTGAGCGGACCCGCCACCGGCCGAGGGGCCCCCGGACCACCGCTGCCTGACGTACCAACGCGGAGTGTCGGGACCGACCGCAGCTTGCCCGCCCGGCCGGTCCCTGTGGCTCCGCCTCACCAAAGCCGAAGGAGGCAGGCCATGAACGAGCCTACCGACATCCCGACCACCGATCAGCCCCCCGACAACGGCCAAGCCGTCAACCCCCGAGGGGTCGCGGCCGCTGCTGGCTTGATCGCCGCGGCGTTGCAGCAGGTCATTCCCAAGGTGGCCGAGCTCGCCGCCAGCGCCGAGGCCGACGCCGGTGTCCTGTTCGACGCGCAGCTGGTGGATGAGATTGCCGCTGCTGCCCGCGAGCAGTCCGACGTGGAGTACCGCGCCGAGCTCGAGGAGCTCCGGGAGCAGGTCGCCGGGCTGCTGGCGGCCGCCGCGGGCCCTCAGACGACGTGGCGTGCCGAGCACGAGACGATCCCGATCGAGCTCTACACGAACCGCGGCTCGGCGAGGGAGCACTGCGAGGCGCTGGTGCGCCGGGAATCGCCCGGGGCCGCGTTGAGCTGGCTGGTCTGGGAGTCGGACGACGAGGACGCCGAGCCGGAGCCGGAGGAGCTCGCGGTCACCGTCGACGGCGAGGAGCAGTTGACCGGGTACGTGATCGTGCCGTTCACCGCCCTCCCCTCGTACGCCCCGGAAGCGGGTGACGAGTGAGCGCGCAGGACACATACCTCGGCTGGGAGGCGCTGGAGCACCGGCCGGACTGCCAGCGCCCTTCGTGGGAAGTCGACGTCCGCACGGAGCGCGGTGGTCGTGACCTCCGCTCCTACAGCGATGACCAGCGGCGCAAGCACTCCTGCCCGGACGAGTACTGCGGCCACGGGAACACCTTCGACCGGATCACGGTGCGGATCGTGTGCCGCTCGTGCGGGCTCGCGCACCTGATCAGCGGCGAGGAGTCCGAGGACACCGGCCGGACCTCGACCGGCGTCAAGCACCTGGGCTACGGGATGGAGCCGCGTCGTATCGCGGGTCTGTACCTGTGGCCCGGGGAGCCCTGGCTGGCGTACGGCCGCGCGGTTTCGGACGAGCCGCACGACTTCTTGGTGACGCGTACGCGGGTGGACCGGGTGACGGCTGCGGACGTGGTCGGCCAGATTCTGCAGGGCCGCGGTGGGCGCGGTGCCGTGCGGTGGTCGGCCAACGCCGTGGCCAATCCCGAGGGCCAGTACGGGCTCGGCCAGCTCCGGTTCGACCAGGCCACCGAGGGCCTGCGGTCAGTCGCCGCCGCCGCGAAGTGGATCGCTGCTGCACTTCAGGACGCTGGGGGTGAGTCCCGGTGACGACGTTCGCGGGTGGCTCCGTCGAGTTGGCCCTGGCGCACTCGGCCCGCATGCCCGGTGTCGATGGTTCCAGGTTCATGACCGCGTTCGAGGCGGCGCGTGCCGATGTCGCAGCGGGCCGGGACACCGAGGAGCGGTGGCTGCGCCTGCGGGCGAGCAATGCCCCGGCAGCGCCGGTGGTGATCGCGGGCTACCTCGAGGGCCTGGCGTCCGTGCGCCGCCCGGGAGGTGCGCCGTGATCGTGTTCGTCCTGCTGGTCGTCCCGACGGCGGCTGCGCTCCTGGTCACCCTCGGCGGTGCGTCCCTGGTTCAGGTCCTCGGTCCGATCGCTCTCCTGGTCCTGGTGGCCGTGGTGGTGGCGTGGGTGACCGATTCCCGCGACCACCGCCGCCCTCTCCCGCGCATTGCCCAGAAGCCCGGGCTCCCCGCGCTGCCGTCTGAGCGGCTCCGGCCCTGGCACCACGTTCCGCCTCCGGCCGAACGTGCGGCCGGTCGTCGCCGCAAGCCCAACACCACCGACAGCGGAGAGCCCCATGGCTGCGAATCCCGTCCTGCTGCGTGACCTGTGCGCGCAGGCCCTGACCGAGAGGTGCGGACACGACCGCGAAGCCTGGGAGGAGGCGCAGGCCGAAGCCGTGCAGCTGGCGGCCGCCGCGGCGGCCAAGGCGTTTGGCCAGGACGCGGCGGCCGCGATGGGCCAGTGGCTGGCCTTGGAGGTGATGGAGGACGACACCCGTCAGGCGTCCCTCGTTCTCACGCCCGGCGCGTACCTGATCTACACGGCTGACGACTCCGGCGGCTGGTTCGACCTGGTAACGGACTGTCGCCTGTGTCACCACACCCGCGAGAGGCGGGTGGGCTCCCTCGAGGAGCTCGCCCAGGCGCTGCAGCACGCGGGGGTGAGCCTGTGACGACCTCGCTCATCGACCCGGTCCCCAAGCTGGTCTGGACGCGGACGCGTCCCGGGCTGCTGACCGCGACCGATGCGGACAGCGTGCACTGGGGCATCGTCCGGCACGGCACGCCGCCCGGCGCACCGCGGCCGGCCGGCGGTACGCCAGACGGCCCGCGCTGGTGGCTGCACCGGCTCGGCGAGGGGGACGAGCCGGCGTCGTATGCGGCCGCGCCGGTGGTGTGCGAGGGCGATGTGGAGCCGAGCGTCCCGGATGTTCTTCGGTACGCGGATGTGCTGGCCGCCGGATGGCGAAGCGCGTCATGGCGGGTCGAGAACGGGACCGCTCATGGCGATCTGGTGATGGTCCGTGAGGGTCGGCACGCCCCGGTGTCGGCGTTGATCGGGGATCCGGTGCTGGTCCATCCGCAGCGGCTGGCGGAGTCCTACGCCCGTCGCTGTGCCCTCGAGCTCGCCCAGCGTCGCCTGGAAGACCTCGCCACCGTGGCGCACAGAGCCGGGACGGTGCTGGACCCGGCCGTCATCCTCACGATCCTCGCCGGTGGTTCGCCCCAGGAGGCCAGCGATGCGTGACCTGTACGGACTGGGCGGCCTGACCTTGATCATCACGGGTGCCGGTACCTGGTGTCTGGGGCTGCTCCTGCTGCTCGTGATGGTCATCCGCGGCCTGGTGGCCGTCTGCCTCGCCATTCTGCGCCGGTTGCGCCCGCGGCCCACGGCGGCCGCGGCGGCCAGTGTCCCCGGTCCCGTGCCGGTCTGCCCGCGCTGCGGCCGGCCCGCGCACGGCACCTAGTAACCCCGCAAGCCGCCGGGCGGGCGGCGCGATCCCGCTGCTGCCCGCCCGGCTGTCCACCCAACCCATCTACCGCAGAGGCGAATATGACTGTTCCTGTTGAGGCCCCGACCACCGTCACGTGGTGGAACACGCTGTTCGACAGCATGGTGGCGCTGCGCGCCGCCGCAGGCGAAGCCCGCCGTGCCTACCGTGCCGCCCAGCACTCGGCCGGCGACGTCGTCCTGGACCGGCTCCGTCTGGAGGAGGGGACCGTCATGGTCTCCGGTGCCGTCTCGGGCACCACCGTGCGCCGCCGCCCACATGAGAGAGCGCTTCGGGCCATCGCGGATGTCCATCACGACGCCGAGACGCGGCTGGAGCGTGTGTATGAGCAGGCAGCGATGGCCTACGCCTACGGCGTGACCTGGGCCACGGAACAGGTCATCGAGGGTGAGCAGCCTGTACGGATCACGTTGCCCATCGATGACTTCGGCGACGTGCCCTACACCCTCCCCGACTTCGGTGAGCGGCTGGATCACTGGGCTGGCGTGGGGAAGTTCACGCGGCTGCGCGAGGACCTCGAGCGCTGCCTGCAGGCCGACGAGATCGCCGCGGACCTGGCCTCCCGGGACTACGTGACCGAGCAGGAGGCGGGCGAGATGCACGACGCGCTCCAGGCGGCCGAGGGCCTGCCGGACGCCGCGTTCGAGTACGCCTTGGCCGCCGAGGGAGCGCTGACGTTCGCCTACACCGCGGCGGCCGCCCAGTAGCTGCCGTCCCGTTTCGCTCCGGGCGCCGGGATCTCCGCGCGCCCGGCCATCCCCGGCCGCGGCCCCACCCGCGGCCCTTGATCCCCATGGGAGTACCTCACATGACGACGCGACGTCAGATGACCGCCCAGATAGCCGAGCACGCCGGGCTGTCCCGGGCGCAGGCCGCCGCCGCTCTGGACGCGCTGCAGGAGCTGGTCACGCAGAGCATCGAGCGCGGTGACGATGTCCAGCTGAAGGGTTTCGGTACGTTCCGGCCCGCTCACCGCGCCGCCCGTATGGGCCGTAACCCCCACACCGGCCAGCCGGTCGAGATCGCGGCCACGGTGTCGATGCGGTTCAAGCCGTCCCGGGCGCTGACCGAGCGGCTCAGCGGCTCGACCGCGCCGGACGCGGCGTGACCGGGCGGCCCGCCTCGCTCACCCCTGACGGGGCGGGCCGCCGAGCCCGGCGGCCGCCGCCGTGCTCCATGCCGTGGTTCCCCCACGGCATGGAGCGGGCGCGCCGGTACGCGTGCGGCTGGCGCTGTGACCGGCACGCCCCCTGGGCTCTGGCCGGCCGTCCCGAGCCTCAGCCCGGCCCGGGCTGGCCCGATGGCGCCTGGAACACCCCCAGCCCTTTGAGCACCTCCTGGCTGGCCGACGCCCGGGCGATCGCCTCCGGCAAGCGCCGCTCCTCCCCGGCCGCCTACCGCGCCGCGCAGGCGGCCCTGGCGCCCACTCCCACCCCCGAAGACGTTCCTCCCGAGATCGGAGCCCGCGATGGCGACACCGCGTGACATGCCCCGCCGACTCACCCGCCAGCCCCAGAAACCCACCGCACCACCCGCCCCGCGCCCCGCGGGCGACTGGGACCGCGCGGCCTACGTGCGGGGGATCTGTGGCAGCAGCCTGCACTCCCACGCCCGTCTGGTGGCCCTGGTTCTGGCCGAGTTGGCCGGGCCGGACGGCGTTGTGCCGGAGGAGCGCATGCCCGATCTGTTCGCGCTGGCCCGGGCCACCGGCATCACCATCGCCCGGGCCCGGATCTCGCTGAGGAACCTGCAGCGCGGCGGCTGGGCCTGGACCGCGCAGCCGCCCCACTGCACCCAGTTCGGCGAGATCCGCCTGACCTGCCCCGGCCGCCGGGCACACGCCGAGCGCGCCACGTCCGCCTGACCCCCAACCACACGACCACACGCCTGGAGCCCCGTTGTCCCCCGACGCATCGCGAGCAGCAGCCGCTGCCTCGCCGCGCCCCGCGCCGCCGCCGGCGGCCGCTGCAGCGCGCCCGCGTCGAGGACAACGGGTCCTCGTTCCCTGGCGCCTGATATCCGGCGCGTACTCCGACGCCGCGGTGGCGGTCTACATCAAGGTGGCCGCGCTCGCCGCGCGGCCGGAGGGCTGCACCGCCAAGGTCAGCGTCCTCGCTGGCTACTTGAGCATGTCCAAGAGCGCGGTGGAGCGGGGCTTGCGCGAGCTGACCCGGCCGCACCCGGAAGACCAGGTGGCCGAGGTGCGCACGGTGCGCCGCACGCTGCCCGGGGGCACCGGAACCAGCGCGCTGCGCACCATCCGGCCCGTCTCGACCCGGGCCGAGCGGTGGGTGTGGATCCCCGTCGCGGCCGCGGACTCCCTCACCCCGCGCCAGCTGCGCGCGTATGCCGCCATCGCCTACGCGGTCGTACGCGCGCACCCGCTGACGCTCGCCGAGCTCGGCGGGGTGCTGCGCCACCACACCGGCCGCGCCGCCGGGCAGTCCCTCACCGAGCGGCAGGTGCGCCGCATCCTCGCCGAGCTCGGCGAGCTCGGCTGGATCACCGTGGCCGAGCGGGCCGGGTACCGCGGCCGCCACGCCTACACCGTTCACTCGGCTCCGGTGCAGCCCGCGCTGACTGCGGACACTGATGACGGATCGGCTGCGGACGATCATGACGGATCCCTCGCGATAGAGGATGACCCCAGTACTGGCTCACCTGATCATGCGGCGGCCGGTGGTCCTATCCGCCGTAGGCGAGATACCCCTGTAGCGCGAGGGGCTGTGGATAACCCCGCTGCGGCCGCCACCACCGTGCCGCCGCCCGCGCTCCGGGCCGCCCCGGAGCCCCGGCCGTACGACGGGCCGCCCCTGCAGCTCAGCCCCCGCGTCTGGCGCGTCCTGGAGCCCGTCCGGCACCTGCTGCCCGATCTGAGCCCGTACGTCGTCCGCCGGATCGGGCGCGAGATCGGCCGCCAGCTCAGCGAGGGAACCCACCCCGAGCGACTCCACGCCCGGATCGAACACCGGTACGCCTGCACGCTCCCGATTCGCGACGTCGGCCGCTGGATCCTCGGCGCGGCCCTCCCGCGCCGCGGATGCGGCCTGGCGGCATGCGAGTCCGGCCGCATCTGGCACACCGGGGCCCGCTGCCAGGTCTGCGCCGAGACCGCCGCCGACCGGCGCCCCAGCGCACCACCAGGCCCGCCCTCGGCGCCTGCGTGGCGGGAGTGCACCAGATGCGGCGCCCCCTCCCGCATCCCGCTCCCGTCCGGCCTGTGCAGGCCCTGCCATCTCCCGGCCGCGGCCACGTCACCCGCCTGACCAGAACGGAGGTTCGAAATGCTCAGCAGCGACAACCTCGCCACCTGCGAGCGCTGCCACCAGCCCATCCGGTGGACGATCACAGCTCACGGCAACCGACAGGCGGTCGACCCTGAGCCCCACGCCGAGGGCAACACCGCCGTCTACACCGACGGCGCAGGGACCACCAGGAGCCGCCGGATCACGGTCGAGTATCCGCTGCTCGCCTACGAGTGGTGCGCCATGCCGCACGCCGCCACCTGCGCCGCGCCCCGCCCCCGCAGACGCACTCGCCCCGGCCGCCGGCGCCCCGTCATCCGTCACCAGGACTGGAGGCGCACATGAGCACCCGGGCCAAGCCCACGCTGGGCGGAATCATCGCGGCCGCTCTGCGGGCCGAACTCCCCGGCCTGGGGACCGAAAGCAGCCGGATCGGCGACCGTGCCGAGGAGGACCTGCGCGCCGCCGGATGGCGTATCCAGCACCAGGCCCGCCCGGCCCCGGCCCCGCCTGCTGCTGTCACCGCGGTCCTCTCGGCACGGCTACGCGGGGACGTCCCGGGCCTGACCGACACCGAGGCCCGCACCACCGCGCAGCACGCGCTCGTCATCGCCCGGGTACAGGGATGGCAGATAGCCAGCACCCGCCCCACGCCGAGCCGCCGGCGCTGACCGCCCGGGCGGGGCCACCCCAAATCCTCGCGCGCACCTGCGAACGCGCCCGAGCGCAGGCGCGCGAACGCCGCTCATGAGCCTGCCCGACATCGCCAACTACGAGGAGAGGTACACCGCATGACCGACAACACCACCACCAACCGGTACGGCGACCCCACCGAGTGGGATGAGATTCCCGACGGCTGGACCGAGGCATTCACCACCGCGATCAAGACCCACGGGCACGCCGTCACCGACGCCCACGAGTCGGCCATCGCCATCGACGTGCCCGGCCTGGACGAGGGCCACGCGTGGTACATCGCGTGCCCGAACTTCCACGGCATGTGGGGCTACGGCATCGCCGATGAGCGCGGCATCGCGCCTCACGTGACGTGGATCAACGCTGATGCCGCCGACCCGCAGGACATCGCGGACCACGTACACGCCATCCTCACCGGCGCCCCGATGGTGAGCGGTTGGATGTGCGGCTCCTCCGCGGTGTGGCTGCCCACCACGGAGCCGACGACCTGACCAGTCCCGGCTCCGCCCCTGCCCGGGCGGGGCCATCCCCTCTCGCGCGCCTGCGAACGCGTGCGCGAACGCAGGCGCGCGAGAGGCCACCCCGAAAAGCACCTGATCACCGAGGTCATCTGTGAGTCACTGCACCATCCCCAGCTGCGGCCGCCCGCTGCGCGAGGACGAGAGCCACCGCGCCGCCTGCGGCCGATGCGAGCACCGGATCCGCGGCTGGCTGCGCGAGATCCCGCATCAGCTGCCGCTGCTGGCCGCCTCGCTCGAGCGCGACGGCGGCGGCCCCGCCGTAGGCGGCACCAGCGGCCACACCGTCGCGCCCGTCCCGCTGCGCCTGGACGTCCTCAACCTCCTCGGCCCCGCCGCCCCCAGCACAGTCACCGACCAGCACGGCGACCAAACCGGCCCCGCCCCCATCCTGGCCACCCTCCGCGACTGGGCCCACGCGATCGCCGACGAGCGGGGAACACCCCTCCCAACGCGCCCCGGCCCGCTCTACACCGGCTATCTCGCCGCGCACCTCCCGTACGCCCTCACCCGGCCGTGGGTGGCCGAGCTGCACGCCGAGCTGCACGCCCTCATCGGCCGGATACGGGCCATCACCCGCACCGAGCCGCGCCAGCGCCCCCTCTCCGCTCCCTGCCCCGGCACCGACTGCCGGGCGTTCGGCCTGGTCGAGACCGACTGGGCCGACTACATCGAGTGCACCGCATGCGGCCGACTCCTCACCCGGCCCGAGTACGACGAGCACGCCGCCCGCGTCCTCCCACCACTCCACCAGCTCGCCATCCTCATCGCCGCCAACACCCCGGAGACCCAGCTGTGACCACCCCTGCACCGGATATCGCCTCGCGCCGCGCCACCGTGCGCCAGGAGCGCGACAAGGGCCTGAGCCAGCGCGTCATCGGCGCGCGCCTGGGGATCTCCAAGGACACCGTGCGCCGCGACTTGCAGGCCCTGGCGCGCGAGGACCAGGCCGCGGCGCGCGCCACCGCGAGCCAGCCCGCCGCGCCGGACGAGCCACCGGGCCCCGCAGCTGAGGAGGTATTGCTGCCCGGGGCCATGCCCGAGATCGTTGCCCTGGCCCGCGCCGCCCAGGCCGCCGGCCGCCTCGCCCCCGAGAGGCTGGCGCAGGCGGCGCACGTCCAACTGCCCTACCTCATCACCGCGCTGGCACAGATCGCAGAGTTGCTCTGCGCCACCCTCCCCGCCGGCGCACGCCAGCAGCCCGCCGCGGCGCGCCTGGCGCAGCACCAGCTACGACCGGCTGCCGCCCGGCTCACCGCGCTGTCAGACCCCGCTGCCACACTGGATGAGCACCGTTCCCGCGCCTGATCCGGCCGTTCACAGGGAACGGCGACGGCCCGCCAGGCCCCACCCCCGGCGGGCCGTTCGCACACCTGCACGGGCGCCGCTGGACAAGATCGCCACTTAGCGTCACACTGCAGACAGCACCACACGTGTGCCCACATACTCCCAGCCCCGGAGCCGACGGCCCGGGGCTGCAGCGTCGGCCACGGGAGGTGCCCCATGGATGCCGGGCCCCTCCGCTACACCACAGCCGAAGCGGCTGCGCAGGCCACCACATGGCGTCGCCTGGTCTCTGCGGGCGCGGCCGCCGTCACGCCCGCCACCATCCGCCAGTGGCGCCGCCGCGGACACCTCCGCCAGTGCGGCCTCGATGAACGCGGCCGCCCGCTCTACTCCCACCCAGACCTCGCCAGAGCCGAGCGCGTCACCCGAGACCGCGCGCTGCGCCTGGTCGGCATCGCCGAAGGAGGCCCCCATGCACCAGCCCACCCCTGAGCAGCGTGACCGGCTGCGCCAGGCGGCCATCCGTAGCGGCCAGTGCTACGCCGACGTAGCGCAGGCCCGGGCCCAGCTCGCCCAGGTCGAAGCTGTGTACAGCGGGGCCGAGATCGAGCTGACCCGGGCCATCAACGATGTGCTGTACGGCGACATCACGGCCGACACTGCCAAGAGCGGCACGCCATGACCACCCCTGAGCAGCAGACGCTGGAGCAGTGGCGCGCCGAGGCCCTGGAGCACGCGCAAGCCCAGGCCCTGAGCTGGGCCGAGCAGGCAGAGACCGCGTACATCGCCGCAGTCGATCATGAGGAATCCGCGCGAGCCCGCCACCGCACCCGCACGGTCTACAACAGCCACCTGGCCGGTGAGAGCCGCGCCCAGGCCGACCTCTACGGGGCCCGGTGCACAGAGGCTATGAAGCTCGCTGAGATGTGGGCCAACGTCGCTCTCAGCGTCCGACCCGGCGCGCCAGCCCCGTGACCACCCGAGGCAGTTCACCTCCAAGCCCCGGCAGTCCCGCTTGGCACTTCGTCATGTCACGAAACGGTCAACCGGTAGACCGTGCGGGCACCCCGGGCGCACCATTCCCCTCCAGCGCAAACTAGCCCAGGGGGGACCATGCGCATCCGCGCCATCACCGCTACCGCTCTGCTGCTCGCCGCAGCCGCCGTCGGCTGCTCCAGCAACTCCGACGACTCCAGCAGCGACCACAAGCCCACCAGCGCCGCGCCCACCACGCCCACTCTCGACCCCGCCGAGGCCCGCACAGCGTGCGTGGACGCGATCGCCGAGGCCATCCAGGACGACAACGACCCCGAGGCCACCGGCGACCGACCCGATGAGTGCCAGAGCATCGCCGAAGACGACTGGCTCGACGTCTACATGGACGGCATGCGGCAGCGGAACCAGAAGAACAGGGACGCCCTCGGCGGCACTCTGGAGGACGCCGGGAACGGCTGAGTGCCTGTCGCGCTCCGAAGGAGGCCCACATGTTCTACGACCCCGAGCTTGAGCCGACGCAGCTCGTCATCCGCTACGCCATTGGCCAGCAGGAACGCGAAGCAGTCGTCCTCACTAACGGCCACAGCTTGGAGGACCACATCAAGCGGCTGGAATCGCTCATGGAATCGGCCGCCATCACCGAGTCGACCGCCGCGACGTTCGTGACCTGGCCGCTGGTCGAAGGTGGCGCGGTGGCGATCCGGATCGACTCGATCATTGCCCTCGAAGCCCCCGAAGGTTGAAAACAGGCTCCGAGAGACAGGAGGGCGCCCGTGGCCGGCAACCCCCGCAACGGGCGCCCGTACCGGCGACTCGTGGCCGCAGTGAAGGCCCAGGGCATGCCCTGCTGGATCTGCGGCCACTGGATCGACCCCGCCCTTGACGCACGCAACGCCTGGTCGTTCACCCTCGACCACGCCGTGCCCCTGTCCAAGGGCGGTGACCTCCTCGACCCCGCGAATGCCCGCAGCGCGCACCGGCGCTGCAACAGCGCCCGCGGCAACCGGCTCACCTTCCCGCAGCCCCGAGCATCCAGGAGATGGTGACCATGGCCGCGTCCGAGGCCGCCCGCCCGTTCCAGCTCCACCTCGCCGACGGACGCGTCTGGCACGGCGCCCAGTTCCCCGGCGGGCACGTCTGCCTCAACCACCCCGGCGAGGAAACCTGGTTCACCGTAGCTGTGTCGCTGGACGCCTTGCTCGGCGAGCGGCATCCCGAGGATCCGCTGCACGGCGCCCGCGTCGAGTGGCCAGGATGAGCACGTGCTGTACGTCGTCACCGGCCCGTCGGCCGCCGAGTGTGGCCGCCGCGCTGCCGGAGACGCTGAGGGCCGCTCTCCCGCCGTGAGGGAGGTGGTGAGACGATGAGCGGCATGAGCGACGATCTGGTGACGTTCCTACGGGCGCGGCTCGACGAGGACGAGCAGATCGCACGGGCAGCGTTCTGGGACGAGCAGTCGGACGTATGGACCGCCCGCCCGCCTCGGGCGAGCTACGAGCGGTACACCGTCGTGGACTACCTCGACGATGGCGTCGTGGCGGTGACCCCGGAGAACGCCGACGCCGACGGTGTGGGCCAGCACATCGCCCGCCACGACCCGGCCCGCGTCCTCGCCGAGGTCGACGCCAAGCGGCGAATCCTTCACTGGCACCTGGACGAAGAGTGCTGCTCCGTGTGCCTGGACGACGTTGAGGGCTGCCCCCTGTTCCGAGCCCTCGCCGCCCCCTACGCCGACCACCCCGACTACCGCGAGGCATGGCGGCCGTAGCCACAGGAGGTGACGCCGTGCTGTACGTCGTCACCGGCCCGCCCGGCGCCGGCAAGTCCAGCTGGATCCGGGCACGAGCCAAGCCCACCGACATCGTCATCGACATGGACCTGCTCGCCCTCGCCCTCGCAGGCCCTGGCGCCCCCGACCACAACCACGGCGAGATCCTGCTGAAGGTCACCCAGCGGGCCCGCTACGCCGCGATCGACGAGGCGTGCCGGCACCTCGCCGAGGTCGACGTCTACCTGATCCACACCATGCCCAACGCCAAGGCCAGGGCGAAGTACAAGCGGCTGCAGGCCCGCATCGTGACGGTCGACCCGGGGCGCGACGTGGTGATGCGCCGCATCGAGGCCATGCGTCAGCCCGGCATGAAGGCGGTCGCGACCCGCTGGTACAACCAGCGGCCCACGGTGGCCCAGGGCGTGATGCCCCAGCGCTCCCGGGACTGGTAACGCAGCGCACACAGTGTCACGGCGGGCACCGTCAAGGGACCGGCGAGGGGCCGATCGAGGGGCTCGGGCGAGTCTCGGACCATGATCAGCACGCCCGGTCGGGCTGGTCTTTGAGCGGAGGACCGGGCGACCCAACCGCCCTTGTCGCCCGTTTTTTTGCGCGGTCGATTTGGATGCGATCTTGACCGCGAACGTGGTTCAGGGTCATTAGCGACGTCACGCTACGTGACATTGTTCCCGTAACAGTGCGTAATCAGCTAGTGCGTCACGCTATGTGATGCTTCGTCGGTTATATCCCGTTGTGAAGGGGGTGGCGACGTGGGTGCCGTGGAGGACGCTACCCGAACGGAAGTGGATCAGCTCAGGGTCGGTCCGGTCGCGCCGGGGCTGACGGCGGCCGCGCTGGCGCTGGCACGGCAGCTCGATGACGCTGAGGATGCGAAGGGTGCCGCCGCGGCGGCCCGCGAGCTGCGCGCGATCATGTCTGACCTGCGGAAACTCGCTCCGGTGGAGTCGAAGGGGGACGCGGTCGATGACATTGCTCAGCAGCGAGAGAAGCGCCGGGCGGCTGCCCGCGAGCAGGCCGCCGGAGGCTGAGGGCCGCGTGTACGGCTGGCAGACGCCTCCGATCCAGACCGCGCCCCCGGCGGTATCGACGGCTGGCCAGGAGGCGATCGATCTCGCTGCCAGGGCGGGCCTGGTCCTGGACCCGTGGCAGCAGCACGTGCTTCGGGTCGGCATGGGTGAGAAGCCGGACGGGAGTTGGGCGGCGTTCGAGGTGGCGTTCAACGTGCCGCGTCAGAACGGCAAGGGCGGGATCATCGAAGCCCGCGAGTTGTGGGGCCTGTTCATCGGGGGCGAGGAGCTGATCCTGCACTCGGCGCATGAGTTCAAGACGGCGAAGAACGCGTTCAAGCGGATCGAGCGTCTCATCCGGCAAACCCCTGACCTGCACAAACGCGTCAAGACGTACCGACAGACAGTCGGCGAGGAAGGCATCGAGCTCCACACGGGGCAGCTGCTGCGGTTCATCGCCCGGTCGAAGGGGTCAGGCCGAGGCTTCACCGGCCACTGCAACGTGATGGACGAGGACATGATCCTCGGCGACAACGAGATGGATGCCCTGCTGCCCACCATGGCGGCCGTCGAGGACCCGCAAATCTGGTACGCGGGCAGCGCAGGCATCGGCGCACCCTCCGTCCAGCTGGGGCGACTGCGCCGCCGGGCGCTGGCCGCGATCGAGCTGGGGGCGCCGGATCCGTCGCTGGCGTACATGGAGTGGTCGGCGGACCCGCACGTCGACGAGTGCGCGGCCGACTGCACGGCGCACGACGATCCCGAATCCGACGAGGCGGTGCTGAAGTCCAACCCGGGCATCGGCCACCGGCTGACGCTGGAGAAGGTGGCGAGGGAACGGGCGACCCTCAGCGCGGCTGGGTATGCGCGGGAACGGCTCGGCGTGGGCGACTACCCGTCCGACTCTGCCGACACCTGGCAGGTCATCGGGGAGGAGGTCTGGCGGGCGCTGGCGGACGCGACGAGCCGTCCGGAGGACCCGGTGGCGTTCGCCATCGACACGACCCCGGAGCGGTCACACAGCGCGATCGGCGTGGCCGGCCTCTCGGGGGCGGCGGTGCATGTGGAGGTGGTGGACCACCAGCCCGGCACGGGGTGGGTGGTGGACCGGGCGGTGGAGCTGGACGGGCGTCACTCGCCGCGGTGCTGGGTGGTGGACGAGGGCGGCCCGGCCGGTTCGCTGATCCCTGAGCTGCGGAAGGCCGGGCTGCTCGTCGTCTCGCCGAAGGCGCGGCAGGTCGCGCAGGCGTGCGGCCAGTTCTACGACGCGGTGACCGAGCAGTCCTTGGTGCACATTGACAACGCGCCCCTGGCGGCCGCTCTGGCGGGCGCGCAGCAGCGGCCCCTGGGTGATGCGTGGGCGTGGGCCCGGCGGGGCGTGAGCGTGGATATCAGCCCGCTGGTGGCCGTGACGCTGGCCAAGTGGGGGCTCGAGACCGAGTTGGACGATGAGCCTGGCGACATCCTGAACAGTGTGTGGTGAGGAGTGGGCGCATGAGCTGGTGGTGGCCATTCCGCCGCAAGGAGCAGCAGCGGGCGATCACGTATCAGGACGTGTGGGGGTCCGGCGGCGACCCTGCGGTGCTGCGCGGGGACTCCCAGGAGAGGGCGCTGCGTCTGGCTCCTGTGTACGCCGCTACGCGTCTGCTGGCGGACTCGGTGGCCTCCCTGCCGACGAAGTCCTACCGGACCGCTGGAGAGGCACGCAGGCCCATTCCGTCTCCGCCGCTTCTCGTGCGGCCGGCGGCGGTGGGGACGCGGTTCGACTGGCTGCACCGGGCGATGACGTCCCTGACGCTGCGGGGGAACGCCTACGGGCTGATCGTGGCGTGGGACCGTACCGGCTGGCCGTCGCAGATCGAATGGCTGCACCCCGATGACGTGGACGTCGAGGACAACCTGGCGCCGCGCCCGGTCTGGTACTACAAGGGCCGGCGCCTGGACGAGGGGCAGATGTTCCACGTCCCGGCCTACACGCTGCCCGGTCAGATCCTCGGGCTGTCCCCGATCCGGCAGTTCGCGCTGACCACCGACACCGGGCTGCTGGCCCAGCAGTTCGGCCGGGACTGGTTCGCCAACGGCTCCACCCCGGCCGGCGTGCTGGAGACCGACCGGGAGGTTGCGGCCGAGGCCGCGACCATCTTGAAGGCCCGGTTCAAGGAGGCCGCGGACGGCCGGGACATCGCGGTGCTGGGGCTGGGCACGAAGTACCGGCCCATCTCCGTTCCGGCGGAAGAGTCGCAGTTCCTGGAGACCATCAAGGCCAGCGCGAACCAGATCGCCGCGATCTACGGGGTGCCGCCGGAGAAGGTCGGCGGGACGACCGGCAACAGCCTGACGTACACCACGGTCGAGCTGAACAGCCTGGACCTGCTGACGTGGACGCTGCGCCCGTGGCTGGCCCGCCTGGAAGAAGCGTTCTCCCTGCTGCGGCCGCCGGATGAGTCGGTGAAGTTCAACGCGGACGCCATGCTGCGTACCGACACCCTCACCCGCTACCAGGCGCACGCCATCGCCCGCCGGATCGGGCTGAACAGCATCGACGAACTCAGGGCGCTCGAGGACGAACAGCCCCTGCCGGATGGGCAGGGCGCCGACTACACCCCGCTGGGCGGACTGCCCCCGGACGGAAGCGAGAACCCATGAGCAGCGCCACAGAGCGCCGGTTCACGCGCGGCCTGGTCGAGGTCCGCGCTGCTGGCGAGACACGCACGATCGGCGGCTATGCCGCGAAGTTCAACACCCTGTCGCGGAACCTGGGCGGTTTCGTCGAGCGGATCGACCCCGGGTTCTTCGCCAAGAGTGAGGGCGACGGCTGGCCCGAGGCGATGGCGAGGTACAACCATGACGACAACATGCTGCTGGGTACGACCGGCGGCGGGACGCTGCGGCTGGTCGTGGACGGCACGGGGCTGGACTACAGCGTGGACGTCCCCCAGTCACGCGACGACGTGTACGAGCTGGTGCAGCGCGGCGACGTCCGCCGCAGCTCGTTCGCGTTCTACACCTTCGCCGACGACTGGGGCATGACCGAGCAGGGTTTCCCGGTGCGGACGCTGCTGTCCGGCCAGCTGGTCGACGTGGCCCCCGTGAACACCCCCGCGTACCTGGACACCTCGACCGGGCTGCGGTCGCTCGCCGAGAAGGCGGGCGCCGAGCTGGAGGAAGTGCGGGCGGCGGCCGCGGACGGGGACCTGAAGAAGTTCCTGGCCAAGCCCAAGGAGTCCGTGGTCATCGACATCAAGGGCGAGCCGGCGGAGGCCGCGCACATGCTCCGGGGAGCGATCCTCAAGGCCAAGACATCAGCGCAGAGCGGGCAGGGCGACCCCCACCCGCTGGTCGCTGTGCGGCAGCGGCGCGCCGCGCTCTACCAGCGCCGCACCTTCTGAGGCAGGGCGCACCCCACCTCGACATCACCATTCACCCCGGCACCCCTCGGCATGGGCCGTGCGGGTGTCGTCGTCATGCCCAGGAGGGCAGCAGTGAGCGACAGGATCAAGCGGCTGCAGGAGCGCCGCGCGAACGTCTGGGAGCAGGCCAAGGCCCTGCTCGACGCGGCCGAGGCCGAGGGCCGTGACCTGACGGCCGAGGAAGAGACCACCTACCAGAAGCTGAACGGCGACCTGGACGCCATCGACACCCGGGTCAAGGACATGGTCGAGGCCGAGCAGCGGGCCAAGGACGCCGATGCGGCGTTCGCCCAGCTGCTCGCCAAGACCCCCGAGGCCCAGCCGCGCGGCCAGGAGGAGAACTCCGAGCTGCGCCGGTGGGCCCGCGGTGAGGTGCGGTCCATCGACATCCGCCCCGAGGCCGGAGTGAGCTTCCGTGACCTGACCAAGGGCACGGCGACGGCGGGCGGCAACACCGTGCCCACCACGTTCTACGGGCGGCTGGTCGCGCACCTGATCGAGGTGTCGGGGGTGATGATGGCCGGCCCGACCGTGCTCAACACCGCCTCCGGCGAGAGCATCGAGGTCCCGGTCACCACCGCCCACTCCACCGCGGCGATCACCGCCGAGGCCGCGCCCATCTCCGAGTCGGACCCGGCATTCGGCAAGCGGACCCTGGGCGCCTACAAGTACGGCGTGCTGCTCCAGGCGTCCAGCGAGCTGCTGACCGACACCGGTGTCGACCTCGAGGGCTACCTGTCCATGCAGGCCGGCCGCGCGCTCGGCAACGCCCTGGGCGCGCACCTGGTGACCGGCACCGGCTCCAGCCAGCCCACCGGCATCGTCACCTCCGCCTCCACCGGCAAGACCGGCGGCACCGGCGCGGCCGGGGCGTTCACCGCGGACGACCTGATCGACCTGTTCTACAGCGTCATCTCCCCGTACCGGAACAGCCCTTCGTGCGGCTGGCTGATGCGGGACGCCACCATGGGCGCGGCCCGGAAGCTGAAGGACCAGCAGGGGCAGTACCTGTGGCAGCCGTCCCTGCAGATCGGCGTGCCGGACACGCTGCTGGGCAAGCCGGTCTACACCGACCCGAACATGGCCGCGGTCGCGGCCTCGGCCAAGAGCGTCGTGTTCGGGGACTTCTCCGCGTACTTCGTCCGCATGGCGGGCGGGGTGCGGTTCGAGCGCTCCGACGACTACGCGTTCAACACCGACCTGACCACGTTCCGCGCGATCATCCGCGCGGACGGGCTGACCGTCGACCAGACCGGCGCGCTGAAGGTCTTCGCCGGCGCCGCCACCTGATCCCGCCCCGGGGCGGCCCCCGCGGAGGGGGGAGGGCCGCCCCGGGCTCGAAGGAGGAGCACATGAAGGTCCGCATGAAGGCCACGATCTCCGGCACCCGCGACGGCCAGCCCTGGCCCGCACGGGGCGGAGTCCTGGACCTGCCCGCGGAGGAGGCCGAGCACCTGATTGCCGCTGGCCTGGCGGAGGACGCCAAGGACAGCGAGAGCAGCAGCGCCCCGGCCGAGGAGACCGCCACACCGAAGGCGACGGCGGAGACGGCCACACCCAAGCGCGGCCGGTCCGCCAAGTAGAAGGGGGCCCGTGGTGGCGCTGTTGTCCCTGGATGAGGCCAAGGCCCAGCTCGACATCGACAGCGGCCGGTACGACGTCGAGCTGCAGGCGTACATCGACAGCCTGACGGCGGTGATCGAGCGGTACGTGGGGCCGGTGGAGAACCGGGAGGTGACGGAGACCGTGAACGGCCGGGCCACGCTGTGCCTGACCCAGGTCCCCGTGGTGTCTCTGGCGTCCCTCACCCCGGTCCTCTCCGGGGGGCGGGCCATCGCGGTCTCTGATGTCGCTGTCGACGCTCCCACGGGGGTGGTGCGGCGTCTGGACGGCGGGGCGTTCAGCGGCGGTCCCTGGACGGCGGTCTACACCGCCGGGCGCGGCACCGTGCTGCCCACTATCAACCTGGCCGCCCGGATGCTGCTGCAGCACCTGTGGCGCACCCAGTACGGGGCCTCACGGGGCCTGGGCTCGATCGGCGGCTCGGACGACTTCGCGGTCACGGAGCCGATCCCCGGCTTCGGGTACGCGGTGCCCAACCGGGTGCTGCAGCTGCTGGAGCCGTACCGCCTGCCGCCGGGGGTGGCGTAATGGCGACCTCTGCCGTACCGGCCGCGGTGGATGCGCTGCTGGCGATCCTGCGCGCCGCCCCGGCCCTGGCCGATGTCCTGGTGGTCGACGGGCCGCCGAGCGTGAACCTGACCGACCGGCGGGTGGTCTACGTCGGCTGGCAGCCGGGGGGCGAGGCCGCAGTCACGCTCGAGCAGGACTTTGCCTCTGCGGGCGCCCGCACCATGGACGAGACCTTCGAGATCTCCGGCTACGCGGAAGTCCGCTCCGGAGACAAGGACATGGCCGATCGGCGACGAGCGGTCTTCGAGCTGGTGGCCGCGATCGAGACAGCGCTGCGGGCCACGGACGCCAACCCCACCGCGCCGACGTTGAACGGCACCGTCCTGTGGTCGCACCTGACCACCGGCAACCTCGCCCAGATCCAGTCCGAGGGAAGCCTTGCGGGGCTGGCATTCGTGATCGCCTGCCGCGCCCGCATCTGATCCAACCCCACCCCGTATCGAGGAGTTTTGCCATGGCGCGTGTGCGCTTTACCGGCTCGCGGCCGGTGACGGTGCCGGAGCTCGGCGACCGTGAGGTCCGGCCGGACGAGGTGATCGAGGTACCGGACGAGAGGTTCGAGGGCTACGTCTGCCAGCCCGGCACCTGGGAGTCCGTGGAGGAGCCCGGCGCCAAGGCCGCGGCGAAGAAGACGGCGGCGGCCAAGCCGCAGCAGAAGGGAGCTGAGGACTGATGGCGATCGGATCCGGTCTCGGCGCCCAGCTCGGCATCGCCGCCGAGAGCGCCTATGGCACCTTCGTGGCGCCAACGCGCTTCGTGGAGTTCACCAAGGAAAGCCTGGTCTTGAAGAAGACCACGGCCCAGTCGGCCGGCATCGCGGCGGGGCGGCTGCTGGCGCTGTCCTCGCGCCGGGTGCTGACCCGCCGGGAGGTCTCCGGGTCGATCGACCTGGAGGTGACCAACACGGGGATGGGGCTGTTGCTCCAGGCGCTGATGGGCACCAGCGTGACGCCGGTGCAGCAGGCCACCTCGGACGCGTACCTGCAGACCCACACCCTGGCCGACACCGCCGGCAAGTCGCTGACGATCCAGAAGGGCGTGCCGCTCACCACCGGAGTGGTGACGGACAAGTCGTTCCTGGGCTGCAAGGTCATCAGCGCGGAGTTCTCCTGCGAGGTGGGCGGCATGCTCACTGCGTCGTATGAGTTCGACGGCAAGGACTGCGATGAGACGCAGACCCTGGCGACGGCGTCCTATCCGGCGATGGCGCCGTTCCACTTCGGGCAGATGGGGATCAAGGCGGGGAGCTACGGCACGGAGACCGCGCTGGACGGGATTCGCAAGGTGTCGGTGAAGATCGAGCGGCCGCAGGCGGTCGAGCGGTTCTATGCCGGGCAGGCGGGGCTGAAGAAGGAGCCGATCTCCAACGATCAGGTGAAGATCACCGGAACGCTGGAGACGGACTACGTCGCCACCGCGCTGGACGACCTCCACACCTCCGACGCCGCGACGTCCCTGGTGTGGGAGTTCGTCGGGGCGAACATCGCCAGCACGTACTACGACACGTTCCGGGTCACGCTGCCCGCGATCCGGATCGACGAGGGCCCGCCGGTCGTGGACGGCTTCGACGTCGTCAAGCCCACGTACCAGTTCACCGGGCTGTACGACGGCACGAACCAGCCGATGATCGAGTACATCTCGACGGACGCCACGCTGTGAGGTGGCCTGATGGTCGCCGACGTCCGCATCACCAACACCGGCAGCCTGCTGGAGCTCCAGCGGCGCCTGCGGGCCGCCGGCCACGAGAACCTGCGCGCGTCCATGCAGCGCCGTATCCGCCGCGCGGCCGAGCCGCTGAAGGATGACCTGCAGGACGCGATCCGGTCCCTGGCCATCACCTCCCAGGGGCGGCGGACCCGGCCGGGCGGGCCGAGCCCGACGACGCGCCCGCTGCGGGCGACGATCGCCGAGGCGATCCGGATCAGCGTCCGGGTGGCCGGGAATCCCGGGGCCCGGGTGTGGGTCGACAAGGGCCGCCTGCCGCCGGACCTGCGGAAGATGCCCGCGGCCATCAACACCGGCCGGATCCGGCACCCCGTGTTCGGCAATCGCCGCAGGTGGGCGCAGCAGAACGCCGCCCCGCTGTGGTGGGACAACACGGTCCGCGCGCATCGCGGCCGTATGGAACGCGAAGTTGCGCGCGTCCTGGACGACGTGCGCCGCCGCCTCGAATAGGAGCAACCCCCATGATCGTCTCGTACCAGCATGCCGACGGCACGGTGGAGTCCGTCTCCACGGACGACCTATCCGCGATCGAGTCCGCCACGATCGAGTCGGTCACCGGTATGGAGTGGGACGCGGTCGACACCGCGCTGCGCTCCCAGAACCCCACGGCCATGCGCGCGGTGCTGTGGGTGAACCGCAAGCGCAGCGTGCCCACCCTCAAATTCAGCGACTTCGACCTGGCCGGGTGGCGGCGGCGTACCAAGGCCCGGCTGGAGTACGCCGAGATCGCGGACATGGTCGAGGTGCTCTACCGCGAGACCCGCGAGCCGGAAGAGCTGGACCAGATGTGCGGCTACATGCGGACCCTCGCGCACGAGCCGGCCGACGTCGACCGGGCGCTGAAGGAGATGGACCCAAAAGCACCGGCCCCGGTCGCGGCCCCTCCCGCACCGGACCTGCCCGAGCTCGGCGCCGTCCCGGCGGATTCGGCATCGGAGCCGATGTCCTGAACTACCGGTGGCTGCTGGCTCACCTGCTGCACATCCGGCCCTGGGAGCTCAACCGGCTCTCCCGCGAAGAGCTCGCCTCCGCGATCGCGTGGACCGAGAAGTACTTGGCCGAACAGGCCCAGCCAGCAGGGGGTGAGTGATGGCCGACCGGATGACGTTCATCCTCGAGGGGCGCGACCGGCTGTCCCGCGTCATGGACAGGGCCGGGGACTCCGCGGGCCAGCTGGCGAAGCGGCTGGCCATGGTCAGTGCCGCGGTTCCGGCGGCGGCCGCGCTGGCCCCGCTGGCGGCCCAGGCCGGGGCCGCGGGGGCGGCGATGGCCGCGTTCGGGGCCGCGGTCATCCCGCAGGTCAGTGCGCTGGCTGACGCCACCGAGGCACAGCAGAAGTACCAGGACGCGGTCACCGCGTCCGGCGCCCGGTCCGAGGAGGCCGTCAAAGCGGAGGTGGCGTACCAGCAGCAGCTGGCCAAGATGCCGCCCGCGACGAAGACCGCGGCCGCCGGGCTGTCCCAGCTCAAGGACGAGTACACGGCGTGGTCGGACAGCCTGGCCAAGGACACGATGCCCGTCTTCACCAAGGGCCTGGCCGTCGCCTCGGCGTCGTTGCCGAAGCTGACCCCGCTGGTGAAGGGCGCGTCCACCGAGCTCAACCGCTTCATGACCATCCTGGCCGGCGGGGCCGCGGCCGGAGGGCTGGACAAGCTCGCGGGCAAGTTCGCCGACTTCGCCACCAACTCGCTGAGCAAGGCGAACGATGCCCTGGTGCACTTCCTGCGCACCCTGAACACCGGGCAGATCGGCGGGGCGCTCAGCCAGTTCATGGCCGACGCCCGGGCGAACGGCCCGCTGCTGGCGGATACGCTGCAGAAGGTCGCGCTGGCCGCGATCCACCTGCTCGATGCCGCGCAGGGGGTCGGCGTCGGGCTGCTGCAGATCGCCAACGCGTTCGCCTCCGTGGTCTCCTCGCTGCCCACGGGTTTCATCACCACGCTTATGCAGGCCGCGATCGCCATCAAAGCGGTCCGGCTCGCGGGTGCGGGCATGCAGATGATCGCGGGTGGGTTCTCCCTGCTCGCCGGGCAGATCCGCGCGATATCGACCGCGGCGGCCGGCGCCACCGGCCCGCTGCGCAGCCTGCGCGCCGGTTTCGGCGGGCTGTCCACCGCGGCGAAGTTCAACGTGGTCACGGCCGGTGTCGGCCTCCTGGCGCTCGGTCTGGTCAAGCTGTCGAAGATCGGGCAGGAAGCGCCGCCGAACGTCGACAAACTGACCACCTCGCTGGGCAACCTCGCCCGCACGGGCAGAGCCAGTGGTGAGGCGGCCCGTGCGTTCGGCACGGACCTGGGCGGGCTGTACGACAAGGTCCGTTCCTTCACCGACCCTGGCACGGCAGACAAGATCCAGCAGGGTCTGGTCAAGACGCTGAGCCTGGGGCAGTGGGACAGCACACCCGTGCAGAACGCCAAGAAGTACTTCGACGCGGTCGACAAGTCCCTGACCAACCTGGTGCGCGGCGGGAAGTCGGGCCTGGCGGCCGCGGCTCTCAAGCGGCTCACAGAGAACTACGCCAAGGGCGGGCACGACGTCTCCGACTTTAAGGGGAAGCTGGACGACTACAAGTCGGCGCTGGCTGACCTGAAGTTCGAGCAGGACCTGGCGGCCGAGGCGCAGGGGCTTTTCGGGGCCCAGGCGCAGAAGACCCAGTCAGCCCTGGCCGACCAGAAGGCGAGCGCGGACGGGCTCCGGCAGAGCATCGTCGCGCTGAACGAGGTGCAGCGCGCCGGACTCGGCGGGATGATCGGCTTCGAGGCGGCGATCGACGCGGCGGCCAAGGCGGCCCGCGAGAATGGCCGCTCGCTGCGCATGGTCCATGGCGAGCTGGACCTGAACTCGGAGAAGGCGCGGAACAGCGCCACAGCGCTCCAGGACCTGGCGGCGAAGACCGATGAGGCCGCGACCTCAGCGCGGGAGTCCGGCGCGTCGTGGGAGAAGGTCAACGCGATCTACGACCGGGGCCGTCAGCAGTTCATCAAGACCGCGACGGCGATGGGGCTGACCCGAGCCCAGGCCAAAGCGCTCGCCGACCAGTACATGGGCATCCCCAAGGAGAAGTCCACCCTTATCAAGATGCGGGCCGAGGATGCGATCGATGGGCTGAACCGGGTGATGGCCGCCATCCGGCGGACGCCCGGCAGCAAGAGCGTCACGGTCAAGGCGCTGACGTCAGATGCGATCCGGCTGCTGGAGAACCTCGGCTACAAGGTCAAGCGCCTGCCGAACGGCCGGTTCACCGTCACCGCGAACACGGGGACGGCGGCCGCGCGGCTGGCTGAGCTTAAGCGGCTGCGTGACTCGATCCGCAACAAGAGCGCCACGATCACGGTCACCACCAGCTACCGGCAGGTGGGCAAGCCCCCGGGCCACGCCGGCCCCGGCGGTATCCCCGCCTACGCGCGGGGCGGCCGGGTGCGGGGCTACGCGGGCGGCGGCGAGTTGCAGGCGTTCCCCAGCGGCGGGCTGATCTCCGGGCCCGGCACGCCCACGTCGGACAGCATCCTGGGCATGTTCGCCTCGGGCGCCATGGCCCGCGTGTCGAACACGGAGTTCATCGTCCGTGCGGCCGCGGTGCGGAAGTACGGCGTCGCGTTCCTCAACGCGCTCAACGCCGGGCGGCTGAACCTGCGCGGGCTCGCCTCTGGCGGCATGGTCGGGGCGGGATCGGACTCCGCGCGGGGCCTGGCCGCCGGTCTGGCCAGCGGGGTGGGGGCGGTCGCGGCCGCGGCCCGGTCCATGGCCGGTGCCGTGACCCGCGGTGTCCAGGATGAGCTGGAGATCGCCTCCCCGAGCAAGAAGCTGCAGAGGCTGGCCAAGGACGCCGGGGCCGGGCTGATCAAGGGGTTGACCGGCAGCAAGGCCCAGATCGCCTCCACGTCCAAGCAACTGGCCAAGGACATCTGGGACGCGTTCTCCCACCCCAAGGACACCCGGCTGGTGGCCCAGCTCAACAAGACCACGGCCCGGCTGAAGGATCTGGCGGCCAAGCGGGACGCCCTGGCGAAGAAGATCGCCGAGGCGAAGGAGTTCGCGAAGGACACCACGGCCACCGCGAAGAGCTCCGCGCAGCTGTCCAGCCTCGGCCTGGAAGAGGGTGGGGTCACGGCCGGCGGGATCAAGGCCGCGCTCGGCGACAAGCTGGCGAAGATCAAGCAGTTCACGAAGTACGTGGACTTGCTGGCCAAGCGGGGCCTGAACAAGAGCCTGCTGCGGCAGATCCTCTCGATGGGCCCCGAGGCCGGTTACGAGTACGCCTCGGCGCTGGTCGGGGCCGATAAGAACACCTTCGCGTCCATCAACAAGGCGCAATCCAGTATCGACGCCTCGGCCAAGACGCTGGGCAACCTGGGTGCGGACCGGCTGTACGACGCGGGCAAGATGGCGTCCGCCGGGTTCCTGGCCGGACTGCGGAACGATCAGAAGAAGATCGAGCTGCTGATGATGTCCATCGCCAAGAGCATGCAGAAGTCCATCCGGCGGGCGCTGGGCATCAAGAGCCCGTCCACGGTGATGGCCGAGATCGGCAAGTACTCCACCGAGGGCCTGGCCGCCGGTCTGGTCGCCGGGATCCCCGCGGTGACGTCGGCGATGAACGCGGTGGCGGGCAAGGTCGCCTCCGCCCAGCCCGTCATCGGCAAGACCACCGGCACCGCCGGCAGCGGCGCGTCCTCGCAGGGCCGGGTGGTGAACATCCAGGTGGACGTCTCCGGTGCCCTGGACCCGCACTCCACCGTCCAGGCGCTGCGCCGCCTGATGCTGCAGTTCAAGCGGGACATGGGCGGGGCTCCGCTGGGCCTGACATGAGAAAGGGAGGGTGGGCCGGATGGTGAAGCTGGTCGTCAGGGCCGCGTTCGGCTACTCGGTGACCAGCCCGTCGCCGGTGTGGACGGACATCACCGAGTACGTCGACATCGACACCGGGGTGAGCATCACCCGCGGCGCCGCCGACGAGCTGTCCGAGGTACAGGCAGGCACCTGCACCCTGACCCTGGACAACAGTGACGGGCGGTTCACCTCCGGCCGGGCCGCCAGCCCCTACTACCCGAACGTCCGCAAGAACGTGCCCATCTGGATCCAGGTGGTCTCGGGGACGAACTACGTCACCAACCCCTCGTTCGAATCGGGGCTGTCGGGCTGGTCGAGGTCCGCCAGCCCCGCGTTCGCCCAGGACAACACGCACGTCTGGCACGGCAGCCAGGCCATACGCATCACCTGGGGCGGCACTGGCGTCTCCGAACAGAACGTATTCACCGACGTCTCCGGCCTCGAGGTCGGCATGCGGTACACCGCCAGCGCCTACGTGTGGGTCGGACCGGGCTCCCCGGCTGTTGCCGCGGCGATCTCGGGTGGGGCAGTAGGGGCCCCGTCGACGACGACAGGCGCCTTCGAGCGCATCAGCGTGACGTTCACCGCGACCGCCACCCAACACCGACTCCTGATCCAGTCGGTAGGGGTCCCGGCCGGAGGAACGCAGGTCTGGGCCGACGCTGTGCAGCTCGAGGAGGGCTCGACCGCGACCGCGTTCGACGCCACCGGCTTCCAGACCCATGACCGGTTCTGGGGCATGGTCAACGACTGGCCGCTGCGCTGGTCCGGCATGTTCGCAACCGCCAGCATCACCTGCACGGACATCTTCAAATGGCTCGCCCGCCAGCCCGCCCTCTCCCCGATGCTCATCGAGGAGATGATGCTGGACAAGCCGAACGTGCTCTTCCCGCTCAGCGAGCCGGCCGACTCCACCAGCGCGGGCGACCTGTCCGGCACACCGGGCGTGGGCACCCTCGCGGTCACCCAGGCCGGAACGGGCGGCACGCTCACCTTCGGCGACGGCACGGGCCCCGCCGGGGCGAGCGCCCCGACCCTCACCCCGGCCAGCGCGAACGCGGGCAAGTACCTCACCGCCGACCTCGGGTCGGACTTCCTCAACGCCAACGCGATCCGCCGGATGCGCATGGAATGCTGGTTCTCCACCACCACCGCCGGGCGAGTCCTCTTCGCCATCGCCTCCCCCGACGGAAGCACCCAGGTCGTCATCAGCCTGGACGGCACCGGCCGGCTGATGATCGAGACCTCCAGCACCGGCGGGCCGCTGATCGCCGCGGCGGTCGACCCCACGCCCAACCTTGCTGACGGTGCCGTGCACTACCTGATGTACCACGAGCTGGAGATGGTGGCCTACGTCGACGGTGTCGCGTACAACGTCGTCAACGCCGGGTACATGCCGGGCCTGCGGCTGCTGTCCCTCGGCGGCTATCTCGGCGCCCGGCTGTGGTCCGGCTCGATCTCGAACGTGGCCATCTATCTGACGACAGCGACGTCGGCCGACCTGATTCCGCACTACATCACCGGCAGCACCCAGCACGTCGGCGAGAGCGCCGCCGCCCGCATGGCCCGCATCGCCTCCTACCTGCCGCTGACCGTCACCACCTCCGGGTCGGTGTTCGACGGCATGGCCTCCCAGGCCGCGCTCGGCCGCACCCCGCTGGAACACCTCCAGGAGATCGCCGCCACCGAGTCCGGAAAGCTCCTCGCCTCCCGCGGCGGCAACGGGCTGATCTTCCAGAGCCGGGACGTGCGCTACAACCCGATCGCGTCGGTCGCCCTGGACTTCGCCGACCTGGAGACGAACGAGGTCGAGCTGAACGATGACGATCAGAAGATGGTCAACACCGTCGTCGCATCCCGGCCGGGCGGTGCGACACAGCGGGTGGTCAACCAGGCCGCCCGCGACACCTACGGCCCCTACGAGCAGCAGATGGACCTGCTCAAGTCCTCTGACCTGAAGGTCGCGGACGCCGCGAACTGGCTGGTCTCCCGCTACGCCGACCCGCCGCTGGAACTGCGGCAGGTCCCCGTCGAGGCGTCCACCATGCCGCTCGCCGTCTACCGGGCGCTGCTGGCCGCCGACGTCTCCACCACCTTCGACGTCACCAACCTGCCCACCGGCCAGGCACCCACGCCCACCATCACGGTCACCGTCGAGGGCTACACCGAGACCATCCAGGAGAACCAGCACCGGCTGGACTTCCACACCTCGCGGGCCCTGACCGACACCGTGTGGGCGCTGGACTCCGCGACCTATTCCCAGCTGGGTGCCACCACCCGCCTCGCCTACTGAAAGGGGGCGCCGTGGACCAGGACCCTGCCGCGCCGATCCTGCGCGCAGAGGACTTCTACCAGCCGCCGCCCGGCCAGCCGACCGACGCGTGGGCCCTGGTGCCCCCGGCCGAGCGGGCCGTCGCCTGGTTCGAGCAGCAGTCCCAACGGCGTCTGCCGCGGCCGCCGGACGACGTCGACCCCGGCGGGCCGCCGCTGTTCGCGCAGATCAACCGCGGCCGGTGGGTCGCCACCTGCGACCAGTGCGCCAGCGCCCAGCTGGTGAGCCCCGACGATCCGCGCTTCTTCTGCGTGGAGTGCCTGAACCCCGCATGGCGGCCGGTGCGCTTCCCCGAGGACGTGGCCGCCGTCGAGCAGGAGACCGGCGCCCTGCCGGTGCGGGAGCGGAACTGGTGGCACCCCGATGACGATTCCGCCTGGAACCACCCCACCCCGCAGCCCCCGGCTGAGGACGCCGAGCCGGAGCGGCCGCCGAGCCTACCGAAGGAGGGGGAGTTCCGATGACCTTCGCGCCGCGTACCTGGGTGGTCGGGGAGACCGTCACTGCCGCGATCATGAACCAGGAGATCCGCGACCAGTTCAGCAGCATGTTCGCCGCCTGGACCACCTACACCCCCACCTGGACAGCCGCGAACACCAACCCCTCGCTGGGCAACGGGACCCTGATCGGCCGCTATCTGAAGGTGGGCCTGACCTGCACGGCCCACATCAACCTGACCATGGGCTCCTCCACCACCTACGGGTCCGGGAACTACTCGTGGGCCCTGCCGTTCCCCTCGGCCAACACGGGCTGCACCTACATCGGGCACGCCCATCTGCTGTCCGGCTCCACTCGGTGGATGGGCCAGTTCGTCATCAGCCCCGCCTCCACCACCGCCAGCCCGTTCTTCCCCGCCAATGCGACCACCACGACCGCGGCGTTCATGCAGGCGACCGTCCCGACCGTCCTGGCCGCCACCCACCAACTGCGCATCACCGTCACCTACGAAACCGCAAGCTAGGAGGCAGCTATGGACTACCCGTTCGACACGATCGGCGCCCGCGAGGGCGAGATGCTGGTCAACATCACCGTGAACGTCCGGTCGGAGACGCCGAAAGTGACCCCCGACGCCATCACCAATCTGATCCGCAACTACCTCGAGCAGATCGAGGGCCTGGAGTACGTCACTGCCGCCCGCAGCGAGATCACCCAGTCCAACATCTGACCAGGTAGCCCGCCACGTTCACCCCCGCCCCGCGCCGACCGGCCGGGGCGTTTCTCATGCCCAGGGAGGGCCCAAATGGACACCAGCGGACGTCACCCCAGCACCGCGCACATCGTGCGCTACTTCGAGTACGAGCACCTGCCCGCCGACCTCCAGACCGTCAGCCGCCTCTTCCACGACCTCGCCCAGGAGCTGCTGGACCTGCTCCCCGACAGTCCCGAGCTGACGGCCGCGCTGCGGCGGCTCCTGGAGGCCAAGGACTGTGCGGTCCGGGCGCGGCTCGATGCATCCTGGGAGGGCTGACCATGGCAACCCCCTTGTCCGCCGCGGCGCTGCTCTCGGCCCTACGAGCGGAGGGCGTGCGCGTTGTCGAGGTCGGCAGCTGGCGCACCCACAACCGCAACCACAAGGGCCCGTGGGGGCCGGTCAACGGCGTGATGATCCACCACACCGTGACGTCCGGCACCGACTCCTCCGTGAAGCTGTGCCGCGACGGGCACAGCGCGCTGCCGGGCCCGCTCTGCCACGGCGTGATCGCGAAGGATGGTGTGGTGCACCTCGTCGGCTACGGCCGGGCCAACCATGCCGGGCTCGGTGACGACGACGTGCTCCAGGCGGTCATCGCCGAGCGGTCCCTGCCCGCCGACAACGAGGCGAACACCGACGGCAACCGGCACTTCTACGGCTTCGAGTGCATCAACCTCGGCGACGGCAAGGACCCCTGGCCGTCCGCCCAGCTCGAGGCGATCGAGAAGGTCTCGGCCGCGATCTGCCGAGCGCACGGCTGGACCGAGCGGTCCGTGATCGGGCATCTGGAGTGGCAGCCGGGCAAGGTCGACCCGCGCGGCTTCACCATGTCGTCGATGCGTGACCGCATCGCGGCTCGGCTGAAGACCAAGCCCGGTAGCTCGACGGGCGGCACGTACACGGTCGGCAAGGGCGACACCCTGTGGTCGATCGCCGCCAGCAAGCTCGGCGACGGCTCCCGCTGGCGCGATATCTCCAAGCTCAACCACCTCGCCGACGCTGACAGGCTCACCCCCGGCCAGAAGCTCAAGCTCCCCAAGAAGTGAGAGGTTTCCCATGGCTCAGTCCCCGCCCGTCGAGGCGAAGGTGAAGGCGGCGACGACCGCCACCCTGCTCGTCTCCCTCGTCCTGGCCGTCCTCAACGACGTCCGCGACGATGCTTCGCTCCTGGCCCCGCTGCCCGACTTGCTGCAGGCCATCGTCATCGCGCTCGTCCCGCCGGCGGTGACGTTCCTGTCCGGCTGGCAGGCCCGCCACACCTCGCGTATCTCCCAGCTGTAGGAGGACCGTTGGACGCCACCACCCTCGGCGCGCTCATCACTGGGGCAGCTGCGGTGATCGGCGCGGTGGTGGCGCTCGTCGGCAAACGCGGTGAGAACGCGATCACTGGGTACAGCTCACTCACCAACGACCTGCAGGAGGAGCGCGACGCGCTCCGTACCCAGCTGGCCGAGGCGCACGCGCTGCGTGCCGCTGATCAGGCCGAGATCACTCGGCTCCGTATCGAGATCGCTCGTCTTGGAGGCACACCATGACCCGCACTCAGCGAGTCCTGGCCCGCCGATGGCGGGGTGTCCTCCTCGTGTGCGCGCTCGTTGCGCTGGCGGGTGCGGTCCTCGTCGTCTGGGCCCGTATCGACCACGAGGCGCAGCGCGCGGAGCAGCTGCGCGCGGAGGCCGACCGCCGCGGCACGGCGGTGAGCACGCTGGCAACGGATGTGCGGCGGCTGCGCACGCAGATCAAGAGCGCGGGGAAGACGCCGGTCGCGCCGGACCCCACACGCGCCGTGGAGAACCTCCCCACGCGGGCCGAGGTACCGGTGCCGCTCCCGGGCGAGAAGGGCGACCCAGGCGCTCCGGGCAAGGCCGGCCGCGACGGGGCGCCCGGGAAGCCCGGAGCCTCGGGCGAGCCCGGGGAAGACGGCCGGCCGGGGGCAACCGGCCCCTCGGGGCAGGACGGAGCGCCCGGACGGGACGGAGCGCCTGGAGCTCCGGGTGAGAAGGGTGAGCCCGGGCAGCAGGGCGAGCGGGGTGAGAAGGGCGATCGCGGCGAGCAGGGACCGCCGGGCCCGGCCTGCCCGGACGGGTACTCGCCGCAGGCGCCGAGCTGGGATCCGGATGCGCTGGTGTGCCGCCGGGACGGTGCGCCGCAGCCTCAGCCGGAGCCGACGAACAGCCCGACTGTCCCGGCCGCACTCGCTCCCGACCGACGCCGCCTCTGAACCGCGCCGCCCCCTCGTCTGGCCTTCGGGCCGGGCGAGGGGGCGTCTTTTGTCATGCCTGAAAGCAGAAGAGCGGTCCGGCTGCGCTCGGGCCAAGGCGACCGGTACGGTGTGAGTGTTGCCCTCCGAGGCCCGAACCCTCGGGGGGCGTCTGCCTGTCTGAGGAGAGTGGATGTGAAGCAGCGCTGGAAGCTGACATATGTCATCAACAGCGGTGACGGCATGTTCGGGCTGGAGCCCGCGCGCCCGCACAGCCATGAAGTGGAGATCGACGCCGCCGGTCTGGACGATGACCAGATCCTTGAGGCGCTGCATACTGAGATCCACAAGCACACCGACGGGCTCGGCGTACTCACCGGCGCCGAGGAGATCGAGGTCACCCAGCCCGAGGGTTAAGCGCGCTGCTCAGCGACTGCCAGGCGCTCCGCGTAGTAGGCGTGATCGCGCGGGTAGTCAGTCAGCCCATCGAGAGCTTCCCGGAAGCCGACAGCGGCCGCCCGCCAATCGCGAACGGCATACGCCACTTCGGCCGCATGCAGGCGCGCCCGAGTGGGGGTCAGCCAGTACAGCCAGTCCGGCCGCTCTCCCTCATCTTCAACGCGCAAGGCCAACGCCAGCGCTTCATCCGCAGCGCGCCGTGCCCGATCCCGTTCCCCGACCGCGGCGGCCGCCAGCGACGCCGCGTGCGCCGCGATACTCGCGCTGGCCGGGTCCAGCCCGGAGTGCGCCCAACGGGCCGCCTCTGCCGTGCGCAGGGCCCGCACCGGATCCCCCTTGGTCAGCTGGTAGTAGGAGCGGACTCGGCTGAGCCATGAGGTCATGTCGACCGCGCCGGCCTCGGTGGCCCAGCCCGCAGCCAAGTCCAGCCAGGCGAGGGCCGCCCCATCCTGTGCTTCCTGGTGGGCTACCCAAGAGAGCCAGTGGCCGTGTTCGGCAGCGAGCACCATCAGCCGGTCGGCGACCTCGCCGGATGCGGCGGGCAGGAGGGTGGTCACGGAGTCGAGCTGGCTGATGACGACGGGCCACAGGTCGCGTCCGCCCACGGCGTCCTCAGCCCGCCGGTGCTCAGCGAGGACCCGGCGGATCCAGTCGGCTGTGCGCACGTCGGTGCGCCCGGTGCGCTGGCCGTGGGCGATCCGGTCGCGCAGTTCAGCGGGGGGATGCCACTGGGACGGGACGGGGCGCGGTTCGAGGCCACCCAACTCGCTCGGCACGTTCAGACCCTCCGTGATGCGGGTGATGACGGCGTGGCTGGTCGGCTGCCGTCGTCCTGACTCGATCTCAGACACACGTGCTGGCCACATGTCTACGAGCTGCGCGAGGTCTCGCTGGGAGATGCCTCCAGCGGCTCGGCGGTATTCACGAAAGATCTCGGACCAGCTGCGCCGCGCCCAAGCGGCACGTAAGCGCGCGTCCGTCCACGGTGCCCGACCACCCATACGCCGACCATACCCAGGTGAGATCTCACCGTGGAATCGGAATGGCCGAGATTCCCCCTCACGATGGCGGCTCGATATTCCGAGTCGGGTCGGAGGAGAGTCCTATGGCAGTGGCAGCGTCGTGGACACCGCCACACGGTAGAGACGTTGAGCTGCTCGAAGTCGGGCTGCATTGGGACGCTGTGCGGGCCCCCACGGCGGTCGGTGAGCGAGCGCTGGAGGTGCTCGGCGAGGCGACCGGCGCCGTGATCCAGGATAAACACGGTCCCCTGTATTGGCTCGTCGAGGTGGGTTCTGCTACGAGCTGGCATCTGCGGGGAGTGCGCGTCCTCACAGAACTCGCCGACGAGCGGACCTACCTCGGCGTGCCGCCCGTCTCCTGGACGACGGGCCCCAGGTCCCACTGGCGCGTGCCGCTGGGGCGCGGCCGCTACCTGACCGATGCCTGGAGGCTGCGGCAGGCGCTGGCCGAGGCCGACCGCGCCGAGTACGGGCCCATGCCCGAAGGCCGCCAGCTCTGCTACCGCTGCCAGCTGCCCACCGACGAACCCATTCCGGTCGACGTGGAGGCCCGCGCCAACGGCGTAGGCAAGATCATCTACGCCTGCCCCACCCACGCACCGCTCTACCCCACAGACCAGCAGCCCCGGCCCCTCACCAGCGCGGCCGCTGCCGAGCACGAGGGGCGCCGATGAAGAGGAGCGAGCTGGTCATCACGGCGCCGGGCCCGGCCGGAATCGACCCGGCCGCCCTCACCCGGGAGCAACTCCTGGGCTGGCGCTGCGCGCTGTGCGGGACGCTGCTCACCGGGGACCGCCCGCTGGGCACGGTCACCATCAGCCAGGGCCCCACCCTCACCACCTACCCCCTGTGGGCCTGCGACCCCAACTGCGCCACAGAGAACGCGTGGCGCGCGGCCATCGGCCATGCCGCGGGCTGCGAAGCGTGCAGGACGGGCGAGTGCGAGACCGGCCAGCGGCTCCTGGACGCCTACTCGACGGCCTTTCGGAGGGAGCGGTGATGCGCGAGTGGCTGAGCCACCATCGCAGGGCCACCCCGGCGCAGAAGGCGGCCCGAGCCACCGAAATCCTCCGCGCGGCCGGGTACCGGCCCCTCACGGAGTACCCCGGCGCTGCCAGAGAGCCCTGGCCGGCCGTCTGCACCACGTGCGGCAGGGTCCGGTACCCCACGGTGACGGGCGTCCGCCAGGACCAGTGCAAGCACATCCGGCCCGAGCAGCCGGCCCCTGGCCGCCGTGCCAGGCAGGAGCAGCCGGGAGGTGCCGGATGAGGCACCGCCGGCAGCCCCCCGCCGAGCGGGCCGGGCTGCTCGCCTTCCGCGCCGCCCGGCTGGCCCTGGCCCTCAGCGCTGTCCCGCTGCTGCTGGCGCTCGCCGTCTACCTCTGTGTGGCCGGGGACCCGGCCCGATAGACCGGGTGGGCCGCCGGCTGCCCGGGGTCCCCCGCCCCGGGCACGGACTTCGGCCGACGGCCCACCCTCTCGAACCTGGTCCGGCCGCCATGTGACGGCGCTGGCAGCCGGACCAGGGCCCCACGCTCAGCGAGAGGACATCGTGATCCAGCCCCACTGTGACGATCCGGACTGCCTGATCTGCAAGAACGGATGGGTGGCAACCACTCCCGAGCCGTACTCGATCGTCCGCGATATCGCGTACGCCATCGGCATCGCCGTCCTCGTCGCGCTCCCGTCACTGCTGCTGATCTACAGCTACGCCCACCGCAGCTGA